GAGTAAATATAGATGATGCAGCAGGAAATAACAGAAATACTATTAATTATATTTATAAAAATGGAAGCAGAATTATTGAAGCTATGGTCAATTTTCATTCTGGAGATACTACAGATGGTGAAAGTGCAAGTGTAACTATTACAACAATAGTAGATATGAATGGTAGTTCAGATTACTTAGAACAATATGCTTTAGGAGATACTGTTAATGGTGGTACAACTCAAATTAAAGGCGCAGCAGGAAAACAACAAACAGAATTTGGAGCATATAGGATAGGATCATAATGGCAAACGGAACATTAAAAGTCGGTGAAATAACAACGAGCTCTGGATCTGGTAACATCACTATTGGATCAGGTGTTACATTAAAAAACAATGTTCCAGCTTTTGAAGCATATTTATCTTCATCTCAATCAGTGTCAGATGGTGTAACAACAAAAGTTCAAATAGATACTGAAGATTTTGATACTGACGGAATGTATGATAATTCTACCAATTATAGATTTACACCTACAGTATCTGGTAAATATTTTGTATATGGATCAACTGTTGGTTATGCTGGAGCAGTAACAGACTTAGTATCTAGTCAGGTTTTAATTTATAAAAATGGTTCTTATTATGCTGGTTCTGAAGAAAACTATAATGGAAATTTTATTCAAAGAAGTTATAACACAGTCACGGCAATTGTTGATATGAATGGATCTTCAGATTATTTAGAACTTTATGGTTACGTAAATGGCAATTCTGGAGGTAGTGAAGCATTTTCAGTAACAGGTGGTGCTAGAGGTAATATTTTTGGAGCATATAAAATAGGAATATAACATGACAAGTATATTAAAAGCAGACACGATACAGGACACAGACGGTAATAACATTATCAACGAGAATAGTAACACTATTACTATCGGTGCATCTGGTGACACGACAAATATCATAGGGACATTACAGAATAATGGTGCTGCTGTGGCTGGTGGAATTACAGAAGCAGATTTTTGGAGAGTAACAACAGCTTTTACTGGTAGTGTAAATCCAGTAGCTTCAAATTGGGAAAGATGTGATGAATCTACATTTGCAAAAATAGGAACTGGAATGTCGCAAAGTTCTGGTGTTTGGACTTTTCCGTCAACTGGATTGTGGTACATAGTTTATTATTCAGCTTTTAGTTTAGGCTCTGCTATTTCAAGATATGTTTATAACACTATAGAAACTACTCCAGATAATAGCAATTGGACAGAAAGAGCAATAGGTTGGGGTAGTGTGTTTAATGGGAGTGGTGGTACTTTTTCAAGTGTAATATCAAGTTTATACATAAATGTTGATGATACAGCAAATGATAAAGTTAGATTTGGAACAAATACTATTAACTCAAGTGTTGAGTTTAAAGGTTCAACAGATGCTAATTATTTTTCAGTTAATTTTATTAGATTAGGAGATTCTCAATAATGAATATTAATGGTAGACCAAATCATATAGAAGATTATTTAGTTAAATTACACAATGGACAATGGTTCGGTTGGAGTGATGCTAAAAATAAAATTTATGCAAATCTAATTATACATGATAACAGTAAATCAAAACCCACTGAACAAGAATGTATTGATGGTTTAGCACAATTACAATCTAATTTTGATACTGAAAAAACAAATGAAGAAACTAAAAAAGCCTCTGGTAAACAGAAGCTAAAAGATTTAGGATTGGACGACGACGAAATTAAAGCGTTGATGGGAGCGTAATATGGCGATAACTAGACTAGGACCAAATCAATCAGTAAACTTAGCAAGCAATGTTACAGGAACGTTGCCAACGGCTAATGGTGGTACAGGTGCAACTAGCTTTGCTCCAGGAAAGGTTTTACAAGTTGTTCAAACAACTAAAATAGATCATTTCTCTACAACAAATAATTATGGTAGTTTAACAGATGTTACAGGATTAAGTGTTAGTATTACACCAACAAGTTCTTCAAACAAAGTTTTTATAATGGTGCAAATAATGGGGTCAACATCAGGAACAACAGAATTTATACAATTAGTTAGAGATTCAACAAATATTTTAATTCCATCTGGTGGATCGTTTCCAGCAACTATTGCAAATGATAGTGGTAGCACATATCCAGGTACAATTAATTTTTTAGATAGTCCATCAACAACATCAGCAACTACTTATAAAATTAAAATAGGCGCACAAGCTGGTACTGCTCATGTAAATGCAAGACAAGATGATACATCAAATCATAAATTTACCTCAACAATAACAGCAATGGAGATTTCAGCATAATGATAGAAAAAGCAATTTTATTAATTAATCCTGATGCAAAATTTTCTGTAAATGCAGATGACTTAGATCAAATAACTTGGTTAGAAGGAACAACACCTATTTCTAAAGCTGACATAGAAGCTAAGATGGCAGAGTTACCTACTGCTGAAGAAGAAGCTAATCAAACAGAAACAAACAAATCATCTGGTAAACAGAAACTCAAAGATCTAGGATTAAGCGACGCTGAGATAAAAGCACTGACAGGAGCGTAATAGATGCTCGGTCATAGTTCCATATCAGCTACACCGATAGCTACATCAATATTCGATCCAAACGTTACTGTTAATGTAACTGCCAATCAGTTAACTTTAGGTATAGGTAGTTCGACTGTTTTATCAGGAGCACTTGTATCACCAACAAAAAATCCATTAACACTTGGTTTTGGACAATTAACAATTAGTGGGGCAGCTGGTGTAACACCTACAGCTACGCCATTTACTTTAGGTATAGGTAATATTACAGTAACAGCAGCAGCTAACGTAAGTGTTACAAAGAATGAATTGACCATTAACACTGGAAGTGTTACAATATCGGCAGCGGCAAAAGTGTTACCGACTGGTTCGCCAATGACGTTAAGTATTAAAGATCCAGGTATTATTACTTGGAATGATATTAACCCAGGAGCAACAATGGTCTGGACACCAATAGACCCGTATTAGGAGAATTATGGCATCAAGTTTTTCAACAAATTCAAAACTAGAATTAATTACAACAGGTGAAAAGGCTGGTCTTTGGGGCACGATCACCAATACAAATTTACAGATTCTAGAACAATTATCTTCAGGTTATCTATCCACATCACAATTAGCATCTGGAGATCTGGCGTTAGCACTAGATAATGGTGCAACATCAAATGGTAAGAATCTATATATAAAATTAACAGGAACATTAGGTGGAAATAGAAATATCACAATACCTGATGGGTCCGAGAGAATAATCATATTTGAAGACGCAACTACAAGAGGCACGTCTTCATTAAATACGATAACAGTCAAGACTGTATCAGGAACAGGAGTGTTATTGCCGATCGGATCTACTTCTTTAGTGTACTCCGATGGTACCAATGTTAGTCTTGGTATTCGTAACAAAGGTTATGTAACTTTAAACTCTTCAACAATTACTGCGTACACTGCGGTAGATGGAGATCAGATATTTGCAAATACAACAGCTAACCCTATTACGGTTACTTTACCCGCATCACCACCAGTAGGATCAGAGGTCACGTTCATTGATGCAAGAGGAACTTTTGCAAACAACAATTTGATTGTTAATAGAAACAGTCAACCAATAAATACAGGGACATCAAATCTAACACTAAACACTAACGGTCAAGCTTTTACATTAGTGTATGTAGACGCAACAAGAGGCTGGGCATTTAAGACTAACACGGCATAGGGAGCACGGATCATGGCTCTAATTGAATATAATTTCTTACCTGGAATTGACAAGCAAGATACAACTGCGGGTGCGGAGAACAGATGGATAGACTCCGATAATGTTAGATTCAGATACGGTCTACCAGAAAAAGTAGGTGGGTGGTCTTCTTTGGTATCAGATAGTATTGTTGGAGTTGCTAGAAAGCAACATGCTTTTGTAGACTTAGAAGGTAACCGTTATGTTGCAATTGGAACAGATAAATTTTTATTGTTATATTTTGAAGGGCAGTTGTTTGATGTAACCCCTGTAAAATCTACAATTGGAAGTGTCGTTATGTCTGCTCAAGATGCTACAAAAGAAGTTTCACTAACTTTTTCATCTAATCACAATTTACAATCAGGTGATATTATTTTATTAGATAATGTTACAGTTCCAAGTGGTATTGGTTTAACAGATGCTGCATTCGAAGATAAACTATTTCAAGTAACGAGAGTTACATCATCATTAATAGCGATTGTAACTGGAACACAAACTACAACAGGAGCTGCAGGTGGTGGCGCATGTAGTGTGATTCCTTACGAACCAGTTGGTCCTGCCGCACAATCTTATGGTTATGGTTTTGGTATTGGTCAATATGGTGGTACGGTTCAAAGTCCGTTTACAACAACTTTAAACGGTGCTCTACTTGCAGACACAAATGGTACAGGTGGATCAGGAACTGTTATTAACGTTACATCAAATTCTGGTTTTCCAACAGCAGGAACTATAGCGGTTGGTAATGAATTAATTACATATACTGGAAAAGGCACAAACACTTTAACAGGTATTACCAGAGGAGCTTTTGGAACTGCAACCTTTGGGACTTCAAATGGTCAAGCTCATTCAAGTGGTGCAACGGTTACAGACGCTTCAAATTTTACTGGTTTTGGAAGTGCTGTAGCAGCATCTAAAGTGACCCTGGAACCAGGATTATGGAGTCTTGATAACTTTGGTCAGGTACTAATTGCAACAATTGCAAACGGTAAAACTTTTACTTGGAATGCAGGAGCTGCAGCACCAACAACAGTAAGAGCTTCAGTATCTACATCTGGTTTTTCAACTAGTAGTAATCCAACTGCATCAAGAATAACTTTAGTATCACCCACAACTAGACACTTATGTCATTTTGGAACTGAAACAACCATTGGAGATACAACAACTCAAGATGACATGTTTATCAGATTTTCTGATCAAGAAGATATTAATGATTATACAGCAACTGCTATAAATACTGCAGGTGATTTTAGACTACAAGATGGTACAAAAATAGTTGGCGCTATCAAAGCAAAGGAAACAATTTTAGTATTTACAGATAATGCATTGTATACAATGAAATTTGTAGGTTCACCATTTACATTTAGTTTTGAACAGGTTGGTACAAACTGTGGATTGATTGGTAAAAATGCAGTTATCGAAGTAGATGGAGCTGCATTCTGGTTATCTGCAAATGGTTTTTTTATGTTTGACGGTACGGTTAAATCTTTACCGTGTAGCGTAGAAGATTTTGTTTATGATAACTTTGATACTACAAAAGGACAACAAGTTATGGCAGGTATTAACAATTTGTTTACAGAAGTTATTTGGTATTATCCGTCATCAAGTTCAAACCATAATGATAAGTATGTTGTATTTAATTATGGAGAAACTATGAGAGGTGGTGTTTGGTATACAGGCACTGAATCAAGAACAAGTTGGATTGATGCGATCGTATATCCAAAACCATATGCTACCAAGTACGATGCATCAAGTAATGGTACGTTTCCATCAATAATTGGTCAAGATGGTTTAGGTCAGACTAAATTCTTTGAGCATGAGGTTGGAACTGATCAAGTTAATGAAGATGGATCAACAACAGTAGTCACATCATTTATAAAATCATATGATATAGATATTGAACAAAGACAAAGAAGTGCACAAGGTAGATCTACAGGACCAAAAGTTTCTGGAGAAGTATTTCTTGCAATGAGAAGATTTGTACCAGATTTTAAAACACTAACAGGTAATGCAAAAGTAAGTCTAGGTGTAAAAAGATATCCACAACAATCTGATACAACAACTACATTAAGTCCATTTACAATTACATCTTCAACTCTTAAAAAAGATACAAGAGCTAGAGGTAGGTTTGTAAATGTTAAAATAGAAAATGATAGTTCTGGTGAAGAGTGGAGATTCGGCACATTAAGACTAGATGTTCAAGGAGATGGACGTAGATAATGACAAAGATTAATATAAGAATACCAGAACCGAAAACAGAATACGATGTATCTAACCAAAAACAAATTAACAGAGCTTTAACTATTATGAAGGATCAATTAAATTCTACATTTTTAGATGAAGTAAAACAGGAGCAGGAGAGATTCTCTTGGTTTATGAGTGGCTAACGTATATAGAAATGCAAAGGTAGATTTTACTACCACTGATAATACTACAGTTTATACAGTGCCAGCTGGCTCTAGAGCTATCATAAAAAATATGATAGTATCAGAAGACTCTAACAACGCAGATACTATTTCTGTTACAGTAACAGATGCATCGGCTGCTGTGTTTAGTGTATTTAAAGATAAAGCTATTTCTGCAAAAGCAACTGTTGAATTAATAACTCAACCAATCATATTGCAGGAAAGTGAAATATTAAAAGCACAAGTTGCGACAGCCGATAGGCTGCATATGGTTGTATCATTATTGGAGATAAACAGAGATTAATATGTCATTTATAGAAACAGAAGCATCATACAGAATAGAAATAATAAACGGTAAACCAGTAAAGGTTATTACACCAAAATCAGAAGTTACATTAACTAATATGAAAACAGGACAAGAGTATAACTCAGACGCAGAAGCTATGCAAGACGTACAAAATCCTGAAACAGAGACTGTAGCTGATGATATTAAAAGAGATGTTAAGATAACTGTAGAAGCTTTACCACTTGGAGGAGATACAAAATTATAGTATAATAGAACGATGGCCATAACAAACGCACAGCAATATCAACAACTTGTAAACAAACCAGCGAATGGTAAACGTCCAGGTTATAGAGGACCAGGTGGTTATCAAGGTGGAAGTAAAAGTAGTGGTGGAAGTAAAAGTGGTGGTGGAAATAAAAGTGGTGGTGGAAATAAAAGCGGCGGAGGCGGCGGAGGCGGCAACCAAAACACAGGGAATGATAGAGAAGATTACATATCAAATTACGTATCTAAAGGAAAAGTAAAAGGTGGTGGTAAAAAAATAACAACTGGACCTGATGTAATAACAGGTGGAGGTTATGAAGACAGAACAGTAACAGGTGATGATGTAAGAAAAGCAAAAGATAGATACGAAAAACAATTTTTTGATAGAGGTCAGGTACCACCATTAGGTAGCAGACCAACAAGTTTTACAACTAGATTAAATCAACGTAACAAACAAAAAAGATTAGATTACATAAATAAATTAATAGAAGCTAGACAAGATAAAATAAGAAAAGGTTTAATAGACTATCAAGATAAAGTAGGACAGATACAAGGTCTTACTGACTTTGATACGTTACAAGATTACATTGATCAGGTGCAAAGCGTTGATGATTTAATCGCTTCAGGTTTTTATAGTGATGATGGTAGATTTGCAAAAGGAGATATACCTGATTTTACAACAACAAAACCACCAGGAGTTTTAGGTTTACTTGCAGATAAGTTTTCAGGACCCGTAACCTCAGATAGATTAAACGAATTAATGGGAGAGATAGATACATTAAAAGGTTTACGAACAACAAGTGGTTTAGAGGGAACAAACTTTAATGAGTTAATGGAAACTTACGAACCAAATAGATTTAAATTAATGAACCCTGAAACAGGTGGAAGAGATGATGATCCAATATTACCTATCATACCAACAGATGACGACGATCAAACAACTCCAGAAAATCCAAGACAAATACTAACATCTCGTATTCTAGGATCACAGTTTGAGCCTACAATGTTTGCTGCAGACGGTGGACGTGCAGGATTTGCAGAGGGTGGTATCATGCCTAGACTGAATCAATTAAGTGGCAGTGTATCTTCTGCAGAACAAATGTTACAAGATATTAATCAAAGATTAGAATCAGCTGAATCTAGTTTAGGTTCAGGTGGTGGGGGTATGCCAAATATGAACAGAGTTCCTCAAGGAACACTATCTTTAAAACTTCCTCAAGGAAAACCTCTTGAAGATTCAATTACAAAAATATTTCCAGGTAATATGAATCCACTAAGTGATGCAGATTCATCTAAACCACTAGGTGGAACGTTTGATGGTCAACAATTTGACTCTGTTAAGAGTGCGTATGACTACGCTGTAAAAAGTGCTGGAGATCAAAGAGCATCAGGATTTATGGGTAGAATGGTTCTTCCTGGAGAAATGGGTTTTGAAAATTTTTCTGATTTGTTTAATAGGCAGAATGATCCAAATGCACAACAACCAATGGGTGTTCTTAGTGCTCAAGGAGGACTAGGAGGCGGATCACCAATACAACAAGCTGTGGCTCTTGCAAATGGCGGACGTGCAGGAATGATGGACGGTGGTATGATGGATGATACTCCTGAAGGAGGAATCATGGACCTTGAAACAGGAAGACAAATGTATTTCTTAGGTAAACTAGTTAAGAAAGCAACAAGAGCTGTTAAAAAAATTGTAAAATCACCAATAGGTAAAGCTGCATTATTATATGGAGCAGGAAGTTTGGGAGCTGGTCTGTTAGGTAAAGCTCAAGCTGGAGGAGGTTTTAGTCTTGGAAAAGGTCTTGGATCTTTTTTTGGTAAAGGTAGTTTTAATCCATTTTTAGCAAAGAGTATAGGTGGAGATACAATGTTTAGTGGTCTAGGTTCTGCGCTCAGTAAAATAGGACTAGTTGGTAAATCAGGTCTACCTACATTCAAAGGTAGTATGGCCCTTGCAGGTATATTACCATTTATTTTAAAAGGAGATGATGAGGATAAGTTTGATATTGAAGAATATTATAGAACAGGAAAAATAGCTAACGTGCCATTAAACAAAAGAATAGCAGGATCTGAATTTTATGCAGCTGATGGCGGTTTGATGAGAGCAGGCTATCAAGAGGGCGGCGATGCAGAACCAGTGGCTAAAAAGACTATGCCATTATTAGATATGGATGGCATGGAAAAAGACTACAGAGAGACAGGTGGTTTTGTGGATATGGGTAGAATGGAAAGAGCTGACGATGTGCCTGCCAGACTATCTAAAAATGAATTTGTATTTACAGCAGATGCTGTTAGAAATGCTGGTGATGGAGATATAGACAAAGGCGCAGAAGTCATGTATAACATGATGAAAAACCTCGAAGATGGAGGTGACGTATCCGAAGAATCGCAAGGTTTGGAGGGCGCTAGAAACATGTTTCAAACATCACAACGATTAGGAGAAGTCTTATAATGGCAACAGAAACCGTAATAAATCGACCCGCACCATTTGTAGAAGATATAGGTAAAAAACTATCAGAACAAGCAATAGCATTACAGAACGTTCCAGTCGTATCAACGGGTATTACAGGTATCTCACAACAACCAGGCGAGACAGCAGCAGGTTTTAAAGCAAGACAGGATGCTGCAAAAGCATTTACATTAAGACAACAGAATTTAGCAGGACTTGCTCCAGAAGTTGCAGGTCAAGATCAATTACAAAAAGATGCACAAGCAAGAGCAATAGCAGGTCTAGGTTCTTTTCAACCGTTCTTACAACAAGCACAAGCTTCAACAGGTCCACAGGCATTTCAACAATTTATGTCACCGTATCAACAACAGGTTATTGATACATCATTACAAGAATTTGACAGACAAGCAGCGATGCAAGAACAACGAATCAGGGATCAAGCGGTAGCTTCTGGTGCGTTTGGTGGCGGTAGAGAAGGTGTATTACAATCAGAATTTAGAACAGGATCTGATAGAAATAGATCTGCATTACAAGCAGGATTATTACAACAAGGTCTTGAACAAGCACAAGCAGCAGCACAACAAAATTTTGCAAATCAAATGGGAATTGCAGGAGCATTACCTGGATTACAAAGAGCAGACGTAGCACAACTTGGAACATTGGGCGCAATCAACCAAGCGCAACGACAAGCTGAACTTGATGCACAAAGAGAAGGCGTTAAAATGGCAGCGCTTCAACCACAAGAAGAGTTAGATAGATTCGCAGATATCACAACTGGTATCATGGGTGGTATGAGAGGCACAGGAACAAGAATGATTAACACACCTTCTCCTTCACCATTACAATCTGTTCTGGGTATTGGATCATCATTAGCTGGAGCATATCTTGGTGGTTTAGGTCAATCAGGAAAATCTATATTTGGATAGTATGAATAACAGAACATTAAAAAGACCAATGTTTAGGATAGGTGGTTCGGCAGGAACTGGTATCACATCAGGACTAAATCAACCTAGACAAAATTATCAAAACGCAGGTTCAGTAGTTCCATTTGAAGAACAAATGATAAATGCAGCTGAACAAAATCAACCCAAGATAAATGCTGCTGCAATGAAAGTTATACGAGAAGGTGCAAATAACATGTTTAACACAGGTAGTATGCAATCAACAGGAGACAGAGCTGTTGGTGGCACAAGTTTAGAAGATGCTATAGCAATGGCTAGAGCTAAATCAGGAGAACTTTCTCAAATGGATCCGATGTCTGGTAAAGAGATGGCTGCAAGATTTTTAATACCTTTTGGTTTAGATTTTGCAACAAGAGCACCCACTGGCAATTTATTATCTACAGCAGCTGCATCTGCAAAAGAACCTGTAGACATGTTAATTAAAAGCATGGATGCAAGAAGAGATTTAGCAACTGAAAAAGAATCAGATCTATTTAATACTTTTCTATCAGCTGGTCTAGAAGACAGAAGATTTGAAAGAAAACAATCAGCTGAAAAATTAAAAGAAAGTCAAGAACTTTTAACATTGTATGATAAAGAAAAACAAACAAACGTTATTGTAAAAGCTGGAGACGTATATAAAAATTTAGAAAACTACGGTCCTGCGAAAGCAGATAAAGATGGCAGACCTTTTGAAAAAATAGAGGTTGCTAATCAGATATCTGACACAATGGGTAGAATATTTGAATTACAAAGTAAAAAAGAAAGAACAATTGAAGAAGAACAAGAACTAAAAGAAGCACAAACAGTTTTAGATTATTTAAAAGGTAGTAAAAATACAAAAGGATTTGCAGATGCGTTATTGAAAGATCCTAATTTCATACAGGATTTAAGAAGTAGAATTAAGAAAAGATTAGAGAAAACAGAAGCCTTTATAGAAATGCAAAAAGAAGGTTTAGATGAAAAAGAAAAATTATTACAACAACAAAAAATTGATGAGGCTGTTAATTATTATTTAGAAACAGGTAAGTTTTTACCCGAATTAATGTTAGCGGATGGTGGTAGAGTTGCATATCAAACTGGCGGTGACGTAATGACTGCAGCTGAAACACCTAAGATAGACTTTGATACGTTAAGAGCTAGATTACCAAAAGAGATAGGTGATGATATTGTAAGATTAATAGCAACTAGTCCAGAAGCATTAGAGGATTTTGCAACTATTCAAACACAACAGGATGTAAATAATTTCAACATGAAATATGATGTTGAATTAATATTACCAGCGGAGGCATAATGGCCGTCAAACCGTTTGAAAGATATCTTAAAGATAAACAAGAGGGTGAAGCTATTGGCGAACCAGGTGGTGTTAATAGTATAGAAGAAATGAAAGAAAGCTTTCAAAGAGCTTTAGAAAACTTATCAGAACCAACTAAACCTACAAAATTTTTTAGATCGTTTGTACCTAGAAAAACGGCCGAAGGAAAACTAACAGATACTAGTGTATTAAGATTTGGTCTATATCTAAATCCACAATTAAGAACAGCTGCATCTATATCTGCAGGTGAGGATATAATAAAAAAATTAGAGAGTGAAGATGAAAAAGACTACATATCATCATTAGATGAGATAAGAAAAGGTATCGACACTGGACTATTTGATCTATCTTCAGGTGTAGGAACACTATTATTTGCAGGAACTGATTTTGCTTTAGATACAGATTTTCAATCTTCGTTTGAAGATTTTATGAAAGACAAAGAACCAGATAGACCTGAAACATGGCAAGGTGAACTAGTTGGTTTACTTACACAGTTTGGTGTACCTGGAGGACTTATACAAAAAGTAATAAGAAGAATTCCTAAAGTTGCAAAAATAAAAAATTCTATTAAAAAAATAAAAGGCAGTAAAACAAAAGCTACTGCAGATTTAGCTGTTAATATATTAGAAGGTGCAACGGTTATAGGTGCAACAGATTTTATCGCATCAGAACCTGGTAGAGAATCTATATTCTTTGAACCTGAATCTACAGAGGGTCTGACTGGTAGAAAAAAAGCTGCTGCTGTATTTAGAAACAAAATAAAATATGGACAAGAGGGTGCTTTGATTGGTGGTGGTTTTCCATTGATAGGTAAAGGTATGGCACTCGGCTATAGGTATGGAATAAAACCAACAGTAAAAACAACAGCAAGTATTGGAGCAAAAGCAGTTGACACTGCTGTATTCAGACCGATCGTGTATCTTGGATCAACTAAACTTGCAAAACCTGCAGTAACAGCTGCATCAAAAGCTATAGAGGGTTTGAGTAGTTATGCATTATCAAATACAGCAAGACTATTAGCTTCTGGTCTTGGTGGTAAGTTTATAAAACAATTACCAGAGTTTAAAAACTGGAGACTATATAGTGTAACTTCTCCTAACAAAGAAGAAGTAGGTCTTAAAAGATTAGATAATTTTTTATCTTACTTTAGATCTTTTGGCAAAGCACCTAAAGATATCGAAGGCACATCAGAGCAAGTTATGTTATTTGTAAAAGCAAAAGCTAGAAAACTAGATAGAACTATGGAAGGTTTAGAAAAGAAAGCTTACAATTTAGCAAAACAGTTTGAAAATAATTACAATAAAGGTGACAGCTCACCTGCATTACAAAAATATTATTTAGAATTAGTTGAAGATTTTTTAAGAGGTCAAAGACCTTTAAAAGATGTACCTACGGAACTTCAACCTTTTGCTACAGATTTAAAAAAAGAAATACAAAAAACAATGACAGAGTTTAAAAATCTTTTGCCAAAAGGTAAAACAAAAGATGAATTAGTAAAAGCTCTAGAGCAGACAGAAATAGGTAGGATTAATAGTTACCTTGTTAAATCTTTTTCTACATTTACAAATCCTAATTATGTGCCAGAAGAAAAGGTGTTAGATAAAGCAGTTGATTGGTTATCAAAAAATGTAATTAAAGGAGAGTTAAGAAAAGAGGCTATTAAACAGTTTCCAAAACTAACAGAAGCAGAGGCTATTAAAAAGTCTGCGACCAACTTAGCATATTCTGTTTTAAGAACTGGTAAAGTTGATAATGTAAATCCGTTGATGCAGTTAAAAGAAATAGGTAAGTTAATTAATTTTAAAGACTACAAGATATTAAGAACAGGAGAGGAATTACCTGTTGCAATTAAAAATTTATTAGGAGCAGAAAAAAATCTAAAAAGTTCTGTGTCACTAACAGTGTCAGAGATGATATCGGCAGCTGCAAACAAAAGAGCATTTGATGCCATTGCAAAATCAGGAATAAAAAATGGTTGGTTATTTAGATCAGCGAGCGCTGCAAGAAACGCTGGTGTTTTAGATGCACAAAAAATAACAGCAATACCAAGACTAGGTAACGTTTTAAAATCAGAACTAACAGATTTATATGCGTCTCCAGATTTCGTACAAATGTTTAAAGGCACAGGAGGCACACTAGATAATCTAATAGCCATACCTGCATACAGATTAATTATGCAAGGTAAGGTTGGAATACAGATTGGTAAAACTTTATATTCACCACAAACACAGGTCAGAAACGTTTCTTCTGCTTCTTTGTTTGCGTTAGCAAATGGACATATAGGAAAAAATGCAAGTGTTGCAAACGCTATGAAAATGGTTTTTGATGACATCTTTGGTGCAGGTAAACAAGGTGTAGATGAAATAAAATTTAATGATTTTGTAGAAAAAATGACAAGACTAGGTATATGGGACGAGAACGTAGTCGCTTCAGAGTTAAAAGCTGTGGTCAATCAGATAAGAAACAACACAATAAATACTACAGATAAACTATTTGATAAGTTAACTAAAATGGCACCAACTGACAAGGTTGCAAGACTATACGCAGGTGGTGATAACTTGTGGAAAGGTTATGGTTTTAATTATTCAAGAGTGCAGTTATCACAAGCTCTTAAAAACATGAATGATGTAAAAGAATGGTTTAGATTCATGGGTCAACCTTTTGATGAAATCAGCACTACAACAGGAGTAAAGAAAACTTTTGAGGATGGTTTAGATGAAGCTGCAGCATATCTACTTAGAAACACATATCCAACATACAGTAAAGTACCACCATCGATACAAAATTTAAGAAAACTACCTGTCGGTGCTTTCATATCGTTTCCAGCAGAAATCATAAGAACAAGTGCAAATATTATGTCTATTGGTTTAAAAGAAGCTGGCCATTCTAATCCATACATAAGACAGATGGGTCTTCGTAGATTACTTGGTTTTGGACTTACAAGTTTTGCAGTAGGAAAAGGTGTAACAGAGACAGCACAATTTTTAACAGGAACAACTTCTACACAGTGGGACGCATACAAAAGATCTGGTGCAGCTGTATGGGATTCAAGATCTAAACTTATACCTATTGAGGGTTGGGAAAACGGAGAGTCTGCAGCGATTAACTTTTCTTATTTTTCACCTTACGATGTTTTACAAGCACCATTTAATGCAGCTTTAGCAGCAGCAAAAGAACAAAACTTAAATCCACAAGAAACAGAAAAATATGTTTTAGATCTTATGTTTGCAGAAGAAGGACCAGTGATGACTTTACTAGAACCATTCATCACGGAACCCATTGGTTTTGACAGAATTATAGACGTAACAACCAGAAATGGTAGAAAAGATCAGGGTGGAACTGTGTACTCACAATCAGATGATTTAGGAGATAAGATTGTTAAATCATTAGTTTACATATTAGATGGTGTTCAACCTGGAGTCACAAAAAGTTTTGATAAAATATCTGGATCTCTTGGATTAGACTTAACTAAAGGTGGTAAACCATTAAAACTTCTTGATGAGTTACTTGCATTGTTTGCTGGTACTAGGATTATAAGAATTGATGTAAAAGATACTTTGAAATATCAAGCAGCAACTATGAATAGATTATTAAGAGCTGTCGATGAAAACGAAAATTTTTACAATGTAGATAATTATGCAAACAATACGCCAGACGATATGGTTTCAACTTTTAAAAAAATGCAAGAAGAAGCATTTAGAATACAGAAAGACATGTTTATTAGAATTAAAGATTTTGAGTTGTTGGATTTAGATGACACTGAAATAAGAAAAATACTTACAAAGTCTGGAGTATCAAGAAGAGTTGCTGGTAATTTAATGAATGGAATATTTACACCTGTAAACTATTCTAAAAAAAGATTTGATACAAAAGTAGATACAATTGAAAGAGAGTTAGATAAACTTGCAACAGAAAAAAGACAGTTTAGTTTAAATGAAGATTTTGTATATCCAAGAGAAGAATTAAATGAAGTAATTAGTGACTACAGAGGAAAAGAATTTTTTACAGAGGAATATGATCCAGGTAAGTTTGAATATAAACTAAACAAAGATGGTAGAATAATGTTTGATGAAGAAGGAAATCCTATACCTTTAGATAAGGGTATAATAGAAAAAGGATTAGAGTTGATACCACCTACAATAAAAGAAGGGTTTGATTTTATGACAAATCCTCTTAACACAACTTCTTTACCAAATATGCCTATGCCTAAAGTACAGACAGCACAAGCAAATGTAAACCCAAATACAAACTTGACAAGAACACAAGAAGCTTTACTATCTCCAGAAGAAAAAGTTATTGCAAGCAAGAGGACAGTATAATGCCTAACGGAGATAAAATTAGACCAAAGAATACAAGAGAGCATTTACTTGCTATCTATGGATATATTACAGGATTAAAAAAAGATGTAAAACATATGCATGAAGGTGTTCACGATTTGGGCGGTAAGATAGACAAGATCTATTGGGTGTTATTGGGTACTGTAGGGGCAGTATCACTTCTGCTATTAGAAAAGGTATTAGATAAAGGTTGGTTCTAAAATGAATTTATCACGTAATTTTACTCTTCAAGAGTTAATTAAATCAGATACAGCTATCCGTTTGGATATCAATAACAACCCAAACTCAGGTCAGATAGAAAAATTAAAATTATTATGTGAGAATATTCTACAGCCAGTGCGTGATCACTTCGGTAGGGTCAAGGTTACTAGCGGATTTCGTAGCGAAGCGTTGTGTGTTAAAATCGGCAGCTCAGTCAATAGCCAACATGCAAAAGCAGAGGCGGCGGATTTTGAATGTATGGGCACAGACAATGCAGAATTAGCTGATTGGATCTATGATAATCTAGAATTTGATCAGTTGATATTGGAATTTTACGACCCAAGCGAACCTAATAGTGGATGGATACATTGTAGTTATGTTTCCGATCAACCGAGAAAACAATTTTTACACGCATTTAAATCAGAAGGTAAAACAAAATATAAACCTGTGATTGGAAAAGCTAAAGATTTATTCTAAATCCAATCCTTTAATTCTTCACCCATAACTTCAGAGGCTATATTTATTTTATCTCTTAAAGCTTTTACAATTTTTTCATCAACAGTGTCCTCACAAATCAGATCAATGTATGTCACCGTTTTCTTTTGCCCTATCCTGTGTGCTCTGTCTTCTGATTGCAATCTCTTTTCTAGGTCGTAGCCATTAGAATAATAAATTACAGTATTAGCCTGTGTAAGTGTGATACCATACCCACCTGTTTGTGGTGTACCAACTAAGAATCTACACTCAGGATTGTTTTGAAACTTACGAATATTATCTTGTCTATCTTCTTGTGGCGTTAATCCATAGTAGCTAACCACGGATCCTGGACCATACTTATTAGTGATTTCATCTACAATATTTTCTATATCTCTTTGATAGTTAGCCCATATAATTGCTTTACCATCCATATCTTCAAGTATAGACATTAATTCATTCATTCTATTACTTTTAACTGACTGCACCGAACCATCATCAGCTGTAAAGTGACCACATGTAATCTGATGTAGACGCATCAACTGTGTTAGCACAGTCATAGTTGTAGTTACTTTACCATTTAACATAGCAAGAGCGTGATCTTTCATTTGTTTGTAGACTTTCTGTTGCTCTGGTGTCAATGTGATATGACGTTTGATAAAGTTTTTTGGTGGTAAGTCCAAACAATCTTCTTTTAATACTCTGTATGAAAAGTTTTTTACAGTTTCTGATAACTCACCAAGATTTTTAAACTCACTAACAACTTGTATAGATCGTCCTCTTAGATGCATGGTCTTCATCTCTGCATATCGATTACGAAACGCGTAGTATGATGTAAAATCCAATAACCACGGATCAAGGAACTCGCACTGCGTGTACAAATCTAAAGGATTCTTTGTGATAGGCGAGCCCGTCATAATTCTTTTATACTTAGCGTGTTTACCGATACTTATAATATTTTTAGTTCTTTGTGCTGTGGGTGTTTTGATTGTAGTAGATTCATCAATAGCCATCATAGTTTTATGTGAGTTAATAAATTTACTTGCAAACTTTACACCTTTGTCTGTAGACAAAGCTTCAACATTCATAATTAAAATATGTAATGCTGTTTCTATTTCAAATAATGTTTCTAGTTTTTCTTGTTGTGTTTTTGTAATATTAGATTGCCACAATACAGTCACGTTTTCTATGTGATTAGGCAGGTGTGTTGGTAACTCTTGTTCATACCAGGTTTTAACAACACCTTTTGGTGCAATAATTAAAGCACCATCTATCTTGCCTTTATCATAAAGCATAGACATATTATCTATTAACACTTTTGTTTTACCTGTACCCATCTCCATAAAGTATGCAAAGTTTTCTTTGTTCCAAGATTTTTCTAATGCAGTTAATTGATGTGCATATGGTTTTAATCTAAATTTATAATTCATAATTATTTTCTTCTTTCTATTGACTTCCATATAAAGGATGTTATATGATTT